ACCATTCATTGTCAATGTAAGTGAATTTGGATTTTGCATTGATGTAGGCTTGTTGGATAGGTCTGTGTATGACCCCGTAAACGCCACTGTTTTTAGGTCAGTAAAAAACTTTTTTATTTTGCCGAACAATGTACTCAGCGTTTCACCGGAAGTTATATTAACTCGTGTGCTTGCCTCTGTAAATGTCGGTTGTTGCAAATTCTTATCCGCCTCTGTTCTTGCGGTTTCTTCGTTTGACAGTTTTGACTGAATTTCAGTAATGCACTTACTTACCAAACTCCAAAACCAATTAAAAACATTTGCCGACGGTTTATATCCGGCTTTAAATCCGTCATTTTTCAGACTATCGCTCGGCTCGGTGCCTGTATTCTTCCATTCGGGCAAACTATTATTAAAATTCATACATTTATTCTCCCCTCTTAAATATTTCCTAAGTAACCGCCGTGACCGTTACCATCGGCAAATCCTGTTTCAATGTTATAGTCATTTTCGTGGTCGGCAAATTCAAATGTTCCGCTATATTCATACGCATATAATACCGACAAATGTGCCGGTTTCAGATCCTCGATAATATTCTTAATCACACTTTCCGGCACATTCGGTTGATGAAAAATCACCGTAAAGCTATAATTCGGAATATCTTCGGAAATATCCGCCAAAATGCTGTAACTCTCAATCACCGCTTTCAGATTTGCCCTTGTCGAAGTCTGTGTTCCGCGCAGTCTTGTTTTGATAAGACTTTTTCTCACTTCAATGGTATCGGCAATTTCTGATATACCCAAACTTTTTTCATATTCTCTTACGGCATCTTCATCGGCACTGTCAATAAATCTGTTTTTCATAAACATTTCTATCAACTCATACAAACGTTCAAATTCAGCATTGACGGGTGTATTTAATGCTTTTATATACCGTGACTTTTTATAGTACGATGGTAAATTCTGTCCTACATCAGCCAACGGCAACACCCCCAAGAACGGCAATTTCAGTTTCGGATATTGCGATATTTTCTGTTTTTGAATTGATTTTCAAATTTGAATAATCATCAACACCGTCTGTATTCAATATGGTTTGACCTATTTTTGCATATGACACATATCCGTTTGCAAAAGACACATCACGCAAATAACTTCTGATATTCGATTTAATACTTTCAAGTGTGCTTTCGTCCACATCTGCCGAAAACGTAACATTTATACTTACTGCCGTTGCAGTGGTAACGGTCACATCTGCACCTATCGGGCATTGTTCATCTATATAACTCTGTACCTTATTTATAAGCTCACTTCCGGCAAGTTGTTTTTCACTGTCAACGATTATCACTTTAACCGTTCCTGCTCCGTTCCACAACGGCAAGCATTTTGCGTCACCCACTCCGTCAACTGATTTTGCCCAAGAGATATACTGCCACTTATTTCCGCTTGTTATAGGATGCGAAACATATTCGGTAAAACGCTTTCGCAGTTCAACATCACTTTCTTTGTCACTGCCTCCTGTGGTTGAAATTTCATTTGTTACGGATATAAGTCCTTGAATCGTAACCGGAAATCTGTTTATTTTCCCTTTTTCAACATTGCCTTTTACTCCGGCGCTGTCACACACAATTCGTACCGTTACACTTCCGTCGTTTGGTATAATCGCATTTTCGGTTATATTAAATATAACATTACCTGCCGCCACCTTTTCACCGACAGACACTTTTGCTCCGACGTTACCGCTTACAGTCACACAGCCTGTTGCATAGCTTGCCTCTTTGCGTTCCAATCCAAACTCACCTACACGCATATCAAGATACTTACCCGTAGCGGTTGACGCATAAAAATAGGAGTCAAGAGATGATATAATATCATAAACATTCTCAAACTCCGTTGCCGTTGATTTTTCTATATCGTATGTATAAGTTCCCGATGACGTATCATATCTTGACGGTATCTGCAAAAGCATACGTTCAAGTATTGTATCAATAGTTTCAGCCATTATATCGCCCCCTTAACGTCATTTATATCGCCGTACACGCTGTTTACGGTAAAAGATACTGTAAGCAGTGAGCCGTCTACTTCCATATTAAAGTTATCAATACTCACTATATCTTCATTTGCGGTAAGCATTTCGGTTATCTCTCGCTTGACTTCCGAACGGATGTAGTCACGATTGTAATTCTTTCCGACAAAAGTATCTTCTATATTTATACCGTATCCTGTACCGTTATAAATTTTATATCTGCCCTTTTGCGTATTGAGTATTTTTTGCACCCAATTTTTTATACGTTCCCTGCCGACCGTCATTTTCGGACGACCGTTTATAATAATAAAATCGCCCTTTTGAAAATCAAATGCAGGTTCTGTTTTTGTGTAATCAGCCATTCTCCGTCACCCCCAACACCAAATATCTGTTATTGCCTCTGTACGGAATCATTGCAACTTCTCTGCCTTTATAAACATATCGTCCGTCAATATCCTGTTTGTATAAATCAATAAGACTTTTTATATGGTCCTTAGTCAGAATTATTTTAGAGGTGAATTGTATTTTAAGGTTCGGTAGCTCAATTATTTTACCGAATACGACAAAATCACTCGTTGCGTTTTCACGGTCCTTAAACATCTTTGCAAGTGTTTCGACTCCGTTTTTCATACTAATCTCTCCATATCAATTTTATTGTAGTGAACACCGTTTTTTATACTGTGCTGACTGCTTGTAATCACATATTTAACACCGTCTTTTTCTATCGTACTTCCGGCTCGTGTATAGCTTGTCAGCTCCTCGATTATTTCACCGGAATACGTTTCATCTTCCTTATTCAGCTCGCCAAGATTTTTCTTTGCCAAGTCCGACGCATTATCTCCGTCATTCATTTTTACCACTTCTTGGAGAAAGCCGTATTTTGATATACTCTCCTCGGCTTTCAGAGTAGTCATAACGTCCGTATCTGTTATCACCTTAACACTGTTCTTCATATTCTCAATACTGCCTTTATGCTCAATATTACCCATATACTGTACTGAATTTTTGAGTTCGGTATTCGGCGATATTCTAAACTTCGGCTCGACCACCTTATCATTGCACAAATATATACGCATACCGTCGGGTACAAAGTCAAAGTTATACCCGTTTCCGCACTTATCAAGAATATCCTTGATAACGTCCGATACGGGCTTGTCGATATATATTTGCGTTATAAGCGTACTCAATTCGGGAATAAGCACAATCGGAATGTATAAATCGTTGCATATTTTCTTTATGCAGTCATCGGCTCGCATAGATGTAAACTGATATGTGTCAGTGGTTTTGTTCAGATACCACCCTACATCAACGGCAGTATATTTGTTTTCATACATTGCTCCGTCGTCAACCTCGATTATTACACCTCTGAAATCTTCTTTATCTCCTCCGCTGTACCTCATAATATCACCCATTTTTGGTATGTATATATTCATATACTTCATTTCTTTAGGTTTCGGAGTGCTGAAAGACATTGTTGTCGCAAGTGTATTTTTTGTATTTGTCCACGATATATCTCCTATATGCTTTGATACGTCTGTATCATTTACCACTACTTTCAAAGCACCGTCTAACAGCATAGGTGCTTGTTTGAAAATCGAATTGTGGATAGGTATTTTTTCGTTGGTATCCGCAAAATGATATTCTTTTTCACCGGATGTACTTCCTGTACTTCCGTATGTCGGCTCTGTATCGCTTGTCCAAATTCTCACAACACGGGCAGAGCGGTTAATCCCTTCAGCCTCTAATGCAGATGTGAATTTTTCATTGCCTATCACAACATTTCCGTCAATGATAAACTCCGTCATATTTGCGTCACTGCCTGTGTGATACATATGTCGGCTGTCGGTTTCGCTATCTTTCTTTTCGTCACCTTTGACTGCGTATATCACTTTACCGTCGTCAAATTCAATCTTAACAAACGTGCCGTCCGGTCCGTAATACGAACCGAGTGCCATACAAATAAAATCTTTGTACTTTCGCAATCCGCCATTTGACGTACTGCTGTCACTGCCCCACAAGTATTTATATCCGCTTGCTTGACTGTTCGTATATGTTTGGTATGCCATATATGATTTAGTTGCGAGCGACTTTCCGATGTTCGGTATTTCTCTCTCAACCCAGTTTGCAATATAACCGCCTCCGTCTTTGGTATATCTGAGTACACAATCCCACGGATAATTTCTGTAAGGCACGTTGGTAACAATACCGAATGATGTTCCTCTTGCCTCAACGGTTGTTCCGCCGTCTGCCTGTACCAAAGCGGTATGGTCTGCTTTATTTAAAAGCACATCACCTTTTAACATACCTGCTCCGTTTGACAGATTACAGGACGATGTTACGTCTTTAAATCCACACGAAATAAAAACGTTATACATATCCCCCGTATATGTAGCACCATTATCTTTAACAGGCACTCCTGCATTTTGATATGCCGTTATAACAAAAGAAGAACAATCATAATGCGGTCCCCATCTCACGTCTTGACTGTACCAATGACTGTCGTCATTTGCAATATCTGTCGCCCATTGAACTGCATTATCAATTACACCCATATAAACCTCCTTTTCGGCATACAAAAAAGTACATCGAAATTCGATGTACTTTCTAAGCCTTATTTGAAATTTTTAATTTGTCTTTTGTTTTATTATATTACAAAAGGAAAATATTGCAACATTTTTAATCACCGAAACAACCTGCATTATCCATAATAACAAGCAAACGTATCATACTCTTTGTCAAACCGTATCCGTCCTCGCCGTCACCGTTTAGATAGCCTTTTCTTTTTACCTTTTCAATAGTCGCCTCTGCCCATGACGGCATAATGTCAACCGTATAATTTTCAAATCCGTCTGTTTTGTCAATAATAACAAGTGTACGAATAATATCCATTGTAAGACCGAGTTCGTTATCGTCTGTACCGCTTATAATACCTCTGTCCATCAACTTTTGAATAGTCGGTTTAGCCCAAGACGGCATATTATCGTCCATATAGTTATATATCATTGTGTTTTCAACACTGCTAAGCCTTTCTTCTATATTATCAATTCTCGCCATTATTTCATCATACTGCGCCACTGTCAACCCCTCCTGTACATCGTTTAAAAGATTTACTTCTCCAAGCTCGATTGAATAATTCAAATCACCGCCTGTACCTACGCTGTAATCAAACTTATCTATTGCCGCCGCTGTATTTATATCAACATTGCAAATACCCGTGGAAGTAATGACAAGCCTTATCGGAAGTTTACGCTTACGCCAATTTTCAATCTTGTCTGCGTATTCCTGCCCTTTCATACTTCTGTCCCTTAAATACGGATAGTCGGTCATCGGTAAGAAACTGCTCCACGATACAGTTTTAAGTTCGGGATTTCCGATAATTTTTATCCAACCGTAATTTGCCGTTTCAAAAGTTTCCGTACCTTGTGAACTCGATACGGTAAATTCGGACGGCGTGACGGGAATATGTATAACTTCTTCACTGTTGTTTATACTTAAATAAAAATCTAACATTTTGCCTCCCTACATATTTGCCATACATTTTTGAATTTTAGGAACTATTACGTTTATAACGTCGTCGGCGATTTCATCGGCGGTTTTGTTGTCGGCATTTATAACTATCTTAATTTCATTCGTTATAGTATTGCCGCCTTTGTTGCTTTCGGCTATGTATTGACTTAAATTATTCCAAAATGTTCTAAGCGGAAGTATCGCCTCTGCTCCTGCCTCTCCGCCCATTTGGACTTTTCCGTTTGCATATCCGAACGCTGTCGGACGTGTCATAATACCGCCTTTTGCATTCCATTCAAGTCCAAGTTTCGGAATCGGTGTACTGACACCGGCTATACTTACCGTACCTTTTTGTACAATCTTAGGCGCTTTGATAATTCCTTTAATCTTACCCCAAACTTCCGATACCTTGTCGGCAATACTGCCGAATATCTCCTTGACTTTGTTCACCGCCGCACTGATTTTTTCAGTAATACCATTTTTAATGTTTTCAAAAATAGTCATTACGGTGTTTTTCACATTGCCAAACGCTTCGCTGAATTTACCTTTTACGACTTCCATCTTTTCACCGACTGCATTGACAACCTCGCCGAGCTTACCGCCTGTTAATTGATTAATTGCGTCATAGCCTGTCCTGTAGTATTCCTTGACACCCTCTATTGCCGCAAATGTAGCACCTTTCAGTCCCCCGCCGTGCGCGTCATAGGCACTTTTTATGTTGTTCAGTTTTTCCGATACAACATTTTTAACACCGCCCCATAATTCTGACGTTTTTTCTTTGACTCCGTTCCACATCTCGCTTCCGATTGATTTGATACCTTCCCAAATTGACTTTATCAACTGCAAACCCAAATCAAACCAATTAACAGACTTAAATCCTTTTACGATTGCACCCGTTATTCGCGGTAAAGCCGCTATCAACTGCGGAATTGCCCGTACAAGTCCGACTGCTAAGTTTACGACCAACTGCATTCCGTTTTGTATAATTTGGGGCATCATCGAATATGACGCGCTAACAATTCCTGTTATCAGATTTACACCTGCATCTATTATTCTCGGTAAATTTGCTATCAAACCGTTAGCTAATGACGCAACAAGCTGAACGGCTCCCATAATAAGCAATGGTATGTTGTTCACTAATCCATTGACTAACCCCTCTATCAAAGTTACTGCTCCGTTCACAATTTGAGGCATAGAATTAGTTAATCCTTGCATTAAATTGCTGACTATTTTTGATGCCGCATCTAATAACTGTGGCACTACGGTTGAAATACCGGCGACCGCTACAATAATCATATTGCTCAAGCACTCTGAAAATTGCGTTGCGTTCTGTGTCAGACCATTTACCAAAGACGATATAAGCGATACGGCACTGTTTGCCAATGTAGGAGCGAGGTCATTAATTAACGGTGGAATTGTTTCGCCGATTACCGGTGCCAACCCCTCAATTAAATAGCCGATACCACTCAAAGCACCTTTAATGGCGGGTATAATATTCTGTCCGAATGTTACGGCTGTATTAATCAATGCGTCTAAACTTTGGTCAAACATATCTCCGCCTGTTGTCAGTCCCACCAACACGTTTTGAAATGCCGCTTTCAGTGACCCCCACGATCCGCTTATTGTCGTACTTGCCTCTTTTGCGGTTGTGCCGGTAATATCCATTTGAGTTTGAATTGCGTGAATAGCCTGTGTAATATCGGCAAATGATGAAATGTCGTACCTCTGTCCCGTAAGCTTTTCTGCGTCACTGAGAAGTCGTTTCATTTCCTCTTGTGTACCGCCGTAACCTAACTTCAAGTTGTCAAGCATAGTATAATTCTGTTTTGCAAATCCCTGATACGCATTTTTTATTGACTCCATATCCGTACCCATTTTATTTGCATTATCGGACATATCAACCAATGCCGAATTTGCGTAATCCGCCGCCTTGTTTGTATCTCCGCCTAAGCTTGATATTAATGACGCTGAAAATCCCGTAACAGTATCCATATATTCATTCGCCGACATTCCGGCAGTCATATATGCCTTGTTTGCATTTTCTAATACAACATTTTGCGCACTCATCAAACTGTCATATTTCCCTTGAACGTCAGAAACGCTTTTACCGACACTCTGCGCATATTCCTCAACACTTCTTCCGCCTGCACCGAAAAGTGTTTCCACACCGCCCGTAAGTTGTTCATAATCGGCAAATGCACCGACAGACTTTGAAACCAAAGCCGTTACGGCAGTCGCCGCGGCCGCTCCTGCCACCGCTAAACCTTTTCCGACTTTTATGGCACTGCTCCCTATACCTTTCATTACAGAAGACATCTTTGAGGCGGTGTTCGTTGCGTCTTTCATCGACTCATTCATATTTTTGACACTGCCGATTACACTTTTTATCCCTCGGGCAAATCCGCTTGCATTAAGGTTCATATTCAGAACTATTGAACTTTTATTCTGCATCATCACTCACCTCCTAGGGCTTTCCACTTTGCGTATTCATCATCATTTGCCTTTTTGGCACTTGCAAGGAAAAATATTTTTTCAATTTCCGGTCTTGCAAGTACCTTTTCGGGCAATATTCCTCTTTGCAGATAATGATGTATCATATAGAGTTCATCATCTGCCTCTATCAGTTTTTTACTTCTTCAACAAGTTTTACACTGTCGATATATCCCGCAAGTTTCATACACTCCATTGCAATCGGTGAGATTTCGCCATCGTCAAAAATCTTTTCTACGATTTCTTCGGGATATGTACAGCCGTATGCCTCCTGAAGTTCTTTTGAATGTAAATCCGGTTCGGCAACACATTCATAAACAAGGTGAGCGTCACCGTCCTTTTCCATTTCCGCCGATTCTGTTGCAAGCGACTTTGTCGGTGCTTTTATAACAATCTCGCCACCAAGGCTTTTTACATAAACTCTCGCTCTTTTTACGTTTTTCTTTGCCTCAAGCACTTGCTCCTTACGCTTAATAAGTTCCGCAAGAGTAATTTTTGTATTCTTATCCATAATCTTTTACCTCCGTTATTACGCATTCATTGTAGATGTAAGGTCATAGTCGGTAAAACCGCCGCTGAATTCTTCTTCAACTATCTTACCGGTTTCAAAATTCATAAGTGACACATCATTATACCAACAATTATCAAGTTGAATTGTTTCATAACCGCCGTTATCAGGATCTTCAAGTCTTGCCACCAACGTATGTCTTGTATCTTTACCTTTTTTATGTCCGTCAGCTATTTCTTTACCCCTTGAATATACTTTTCGTACGGTATATGAAAATTCATAGTCAACGCCCATAAGCTTTGAATCGTTCGTTGTATCGCCGGCAAAACTTACACTCTCACGATTTGTCTTTTCCTTTGCCTCAAACTTATACACTTCATAGGCAAGACTTCCGTCAATCCAAAGTTTACCGAATGTACCGGAACAAAGTTGATTACCTCTCGGTTTAACACTTTCAGCCATTATCTATCACTCCAATCCTATTTTAAAACTCAAGTCCTCAATACAATCCTGTATTGTAATATCCGCACCCGCAAATATGATACTTCCCGTATTTGCCACTTCGACTTCACTGTCTGTCCAATCCGACACGTCATATTTTTGAGCAAGCCATTCACGTTGCGACTGAACGTCAATATAAGCTCTGCAATCGGCACCGTCATACAATACGCCCTGTGACTGCAACGACTTAAAATACTGATTAACCGCACCGATAAACAACATTTTATTTTCGTGACTGTTTACAACGTTAATATAATTTTCCTCAAACGATGCTTTTATATCATCTCTTATGAGGTCAAGACTGTCTATAATCTTGATTTTCTTCATATCTTCCGTCTTATCACCCGACAAGGTGACAAGCGAATTGACACCTCTGCCGACTTTAACCTTTTCGCCGTCATTAATAAGTATAAACTTACCGCCGTCTATATCATCATCCGGAGTTGTACTTTCCGTTATGCTTTCAACCTCTGCAAGAGTTTGATACGTCGCACCCTCTGTCATAGGCAATCCTGCCAAAAGTCCTGCAATACGGCAACAGTATTCGGCAGTGGTATAAACCTTTGTACCGACTTTTATATCATCGGTTGCGAAGTTTATAATACCCTCATTATTCGCCGCATACGGAAGTACGGCTTTAAAAGTCTTTTTCGCACTTCTCTGCGCGATAATCCAATCCGCAATATCTTTTTCGTTATCGGCAAGCGACGGTATTGCAAGGTAATTCCACTTTTTATTTTTCAATCGTGCAAGTGCGTCGTCATAAGTATCTTCCGCACCTATTCTCTCGACAATAACCCTTTGCGGTCCGCCGAGGAACGTCTTGCTTATGTAATCATAATTTGCGGTTGTCCAATGCGATTTTACAACTTCACTCTCATTTGTATACGAATATGATGTAATATCGCTCTTGGTTGCGTCACGCAAAATCAGTGCAACAATGCCGTTTGCACTTCGTTTAATTGCCGTTTCAGCTTTGGACTGAAACACTATATTTATTTCAGGTAAACCCATTATAAATCTCCTCCTAACATCAAATCTTCTGCCTTATCGTATGTACTTTCGTTTCTCACCTTAACGGTGTAATTGTATACAAGCTCCGTCACAAGCGTATAATTTTCCATAGAGAAATTAATATCAAAGCACCTTACACGCATACCGTCAGACAGTACAAGCGGTTTATACAAAAACAAGCCCCTTAATTTTTCAGCCACATCAATAAATTCATCTTGACTTATATCTTTCGGAACATATCTTATTCGTACCGTCTGCGTTTCATCGTCCAAAAATGAATTTGTCGACTGTACGTTAAGCGGAAACATCTCAACGATAAAGCAAGGCTCTGAAAATCCTTGTTCGGTGTATGCGGTATAAACCGCATTGCCGAAACAGTCATAAATAGCTTTTGTTACTGCATTTTTAATACTCGTCATCATTTCAGTATTTCCTCCATCTTCCGCATAAGTATTTTCGGTGCTACCTTATCGACTTTCGGTACTACGGTGTTAAGATACTTTTTACCCTCAACCCACGCTTTGCCGTTTTTCTTAGGCTTGTACTTTGGGGACGTACCCTTTCCGAGCCTTGTACGGTGTCCGAACTCCACATAAGGAGCATATTCAAGTGCGGTATATATTCCGCCCTTTACCGTACTTCCGCTTACAGTTGTTCGTTCTGCTTGCCAACTCTTTTTAAGTGTACCGCCCGTTTTACCGTTCTTGTAATGTCCGGGTTTTGTTACGTTACTGATGTATTTTAATGCCTTCTGTGAAATTACATTCATAGCCGATGCACAAGCTTTGGTGTAATCCGTTCTTTCCATTTGCTTTTGTAATTTCTCAAGCTGTGAAAAATCAATCTCATTCATTACGCATAATCCTCGAATAATTCCAGTGCAATTTCTTGGTGCGATGTATAAACCGCACTTTCACCGCTACGGCAATAGTCAGTTGTTTTTCCGTTTTGTATAACGGTTATTTTACTGCCCGACGGTATTTCAACCTCCGGTGCAATAAAAAGTACAACCGATTGCGATACGGTGCTGTATCCGTCGTCCTTTGCCGCCGAATTTCGGCTTTGAAACGAAAGTCGGCAAGGCTGTTCCGTTAAAACAGCCTTTTCGGTAAATACAGTTTCTCCTGTTTCCTCATTCACGCTTGAAACTTTCACTTTGACAGAACATAAGCCTTTATACAGTCTTTCAATCGCCTCTCTTACCATATTCATCACCACACCAACTTTCTGAAACGTGCAAGCCTTGCTTTGTAGTCTTTAAACACGCTCGACATACTGCTTGAATTACTGCCGTACGATACGGTAACATCGCCCTCTTTGATTGACGTTACATTGTCATATTGTCCCGACGATGCCGATACATCATAGCGGAACAAGTCCGCCGCCATAAGTATAACGGTATGCTTTAAATCATCGGGAATACTGTCAATGTGGCAATAATTCTTGATATATTCGATTGTGCTTTCAATACACCTTTCGGCTTTTCCTCTGTCATCTTCGCTTATGCCGTACATATCCGTAAAAACAGTTATATACTCGTCCATAAGTCACCTCATCAAATCTTGTGACGCATTTCGACAATTCTAATCTGCTTAGGGTCATATACGGGTGTCCAGTTTTTTGCGTTGGCAAGTTCCGTACGCGTAGGACCTTCCGTATTTGCGACATCGGCGTCCGTAAACTTAATACCGCGTGGGTGAAGAATATACGTCTTACGATTGATAAGATAGTCAACACCGCTGCCCTTTTTCTTATCTCTGTCTGTTTCGGTCGCAACAAACTTTTCCGGTGTACCGTTGCCGAGAGCAATCGCACCGTTGCCGAAAAGATATGTTGAAAATACTTGACTCGAACCAGAACCTGTTACAGGACAGCCGTCGTCAATAATAACTCTCTTACCCATATATGTACTGAACGGATTTGCCCCCGACGGCTGAATTACGTCAATAAGGTCTTGCTTTCTGAGTGCCGCCTCAACTGCACTGTGCATAACAACGGCGGTAAGTTCCGCTTTGTTGTCGCCTAAAAGCTGTTGTGCGTCAATAAAAGCACTTCCGCTCCATTTTGCACCGTTACCGCTTGCGCTTGACATATCAAGAATGTTTGACGCAAGTCTTGTTTCAGCCTCTTTAGGCGAACCGTCGGAGACTGCCGGAATTGTGCCGAAGATACCTTTAAGCACTGCGATAAGTTCCTTTTGTAAATCTCTCACCCAAAAGTCAGATACAAGACTTGCAATCGCCGCCATAGGGTCAGCACCCGACATTGCGGCGGAAAGGTCTGTTGCACTCCACATTTTTGCACGTCTTAAAATTACCGCAACGTCTTTCTTACTGCTGATTTTATCGGCGGTAAGGTCATCGCCCTCGATAACCGTTTCCGATTCACCTGTTAGGTCAGAGAAAAACGGCATATTTACAAGCGGACTTGCCTGTGACGCAAGCTTGTCAAATTCTGCGTCATTCTGCACTATACCGCTTTGTACAAGTGCCGATTTTTCAAGTGTCTTTTGAATAACGTACGGATTAAACAGTTCCGGTACGATAATATCTGATAAAGTTGTTCCCATATTAAATTCCTCCTGTCATTCCTGCCTCTTGCATTAATACTTTTGCTTTAGCAGGGTCGTTTTTATAAATTTCTCCCTGTTTGGTAAGATTGAATGTTTCCTTTGCCCAAGGATTTACGTCTGAACTTCCGCTTCCGCCTTTTGGTGTATATGCTCCTCCTTTTTCGGCAAAAAGGTGTGAGTACGTCTTATCCTCTCTGAGCGGTTTAAGAATATCGTCTACACCGACAGGCTTTCCGTCTTTGTCGAATGTAAACTTGTCAATTCCGCCTTGCTTGTAAATAAGATAGTCGGCATCGGTTACACCGGCTTTTGAAAGCTGTTCCTTTAATGCGTATGTCTTTGCGGTGTTCAACGCATCTGTTTTAAGCGTTTCAATCTCGCTTTCATACTCTTTGATTTTGTTCTGCAATTCCGCGTTGTCGGCATTTGATTGTTTAAGGTCCTCAATGGTTTTATTCGCCGTTTTAAGCTCCGTAACTTTGTCATTGAAAACATTTTTCGGTACTGCATACTTCGGAAATTCAGAGTTTACAGTCGACATCACTCCGTCAATATCCAACTTGCCGTCCTCAATCTTCGCCTTTTCCAATATTGCCTTTAACCATTCCATTCTTATTTCTCCTCCATAATTTTTTATTCAGGTGCGTTCCTGTAAAAAAGCATTGTTCTTTATTCTCTGCAACACTTGAAAAAAGAGTATAAAAAAAGCACCGTTTCATAGGTGCTAAGGCGGTAAACCTCGTATATTCACTTGTTCCACTCTCCTTTTTCGTATCAAAAAAGCACGCCCTAAGACGTGCTTAATGTATATTTAATTTATATACCGGGAATTGTTTCTTTAATGCTTTTAGCTAAATTTGCCGCTTTTTTCATCAAAGAATTTTCGCTAAGATATTCAAGTCCTTTTAATGTTATTCGGACATCATCGAATTTGATTCCCTGTATTCCTATCATATCAACTATGATTACTCCGGTTATATATTCTTCTTTGGCAAGCATTCTGATAATATTCTCAAATCGATTTTCTGTTATCTTGAAATTTTCTGCCTTTAGCAAAGACCTATCAACTTCATCACAATCCATTGCACTTTCAAGGACTTTAAGTATTTTATAAATAACTTTAAAATTATCCATTGCCTATACTCCCTTTGTTGTAATAAAAACATACTCATTAGTGTTTTTTGCTTTAATCAAACATACTATATTCTTTTCGTAACTTCTCGTAATACTTTTTTACTTCTTCAGGTGCATCTTCTCGTAAGTGGCATTCTCCGTCGGGATACTCTTCCCATTTGTCCAACTCTTTACTCATCTTCAAATCATATTCTGTTATAAGCCTCATCATTTTACACACCTCTTTACCAATTCCAATAACCGCTTATCTTTTACAATTCCCTTTTTCTCTTGTAACAGCACTTCCGCAATTAATTCATTTAATTGTCTGTTGCCCTCTCTTTTCAATCCATCTTTTGCATTTCGACTAACAGTATTTGACACATAAGAATAATCAAGTCTTTGTTGTTCCTTTACGTATTTCCGCAACTCTGATTCTATGTTCATTTTATTACTTTCTCCACCGTTTGTCAACACAAAATCCCAATGTTTCTTATGGAACATTTCATGCCACAATACATCAAGCTTGTTCTCCGCGACAAAATACCCGTCTTTTAGCATTTCATTCAAAAAGCTTTCATCTGTCAATTTCTCATTGATATATAAGCGATTGTTTTTGTGACTGTATGCGGCTATACCTTTTATTGATTTTGCTATTACGATTTCTGAAACATCACCCAATAAATCGATACTATTCTTAGTATCTATTACAAACTTTATTGTATTCTGTGCGTTCTTCGAGTTTGTTTGCGTATAAATACCGTTATGATTTTTTACAGGATTGCATTTACATCTAACACCATCTTCATCAAATACTTTCGACAAAGACATAGTATCAGTATCTTCAACATTTTCAAGTGTTTCCTCTTCTTCCACAAAATATCCCGTTATTGTACCACGACAACGGGTATGAAACGGCGGTGCGGTTATGCCTTGCTGATATTCGGACAGTTTAAAATGCTTTCCGTGCATACTTGCACACTCATCGCAAATATCACTGTCCATATTCTCGTCAATCTCGTATTCGTCACACCCTGCGTCCATTATCGAACGCAATCTTGCGTCAACCATAATATGCGTATATTCCGTCTGATACAGTGCGGCGGAACGGCTTTTTGAAACATTCATTCTTGCAGAAATATTTTTAATCATTTTATCGGGACTGTCGCCCCTCGTTATGCCATGTACAAGATTTGTATTAAGTTCTCTCAAAAGTTTCTGCTTATCATTCCATATTCGGTCAGAGAAGTTACTTCCGTCAAGCCACTTTTCATATATCGCATTCTTTACCGTGTCACGGTCGAACTTTGCAAAATTAACAGCATAATCAACCGAATCGGCAATATGTTTATTTGTTGTATAATATGTATCACTGTATGCCTTTTTAAGTGATGTTGAAAATTTATCCTCTTGCTTTTGTTTCAAGAGTTCGACTTCTCCACGCATTTGATATTTGAGTGCCTCCAAACGGCTTACCCTTGAACGCATATACTCATTATCAAGCATTGTCGTCCACTTGCCGTCTGCGTTATCAAGTGCCTTTTCGCGAAATTCTTCAAGCGACAGCTTAAACCCTTTAAGTTCGTCACGACTTAGCTGTTTTCGTGCCTCTGCCATACTGATACCGTTTTCACCCGCATACCTTGCGTAAAACGTTTCAATCTCTTTTTTTATGCCGTTTAAGGACCTTTCATACTCTTTTATGAGTTCGCGTTCTATATCATCGGCTTTCTGTGCGTGGATTTTTAAAAGCTCACTGTTCCTCTTCTTCCAATACTCGTTCATTATGTCCACCCATTATATCGTCACTGTCGTCCTTTTCTTCCGCAATTCTCTCCATTTCCTTATCTGCGTCCTCGACAAACGGATGACGTTCAATAATCGTGCGTTGAGATATAACACCAACGCTTTTTTGTGCTATATCCGCAAGTTCGGTGTCGTTTGAAACGCTTGTCCTTGTCCACGTCTGCGTGACATTTTCACAAGCGATACCGCTGTAATCGCATATCGCTTTGATGAGTTCTTCAAACCCACTCCTAAACTCCATTTCTGCCATACCGGCTTTGAGTTCAAGCAGTGAATACAAATATTTCAATGCCGTACCCGATGAATTACCGAAGTTCTGCGGATCGGGATCAATACCTTTGCCCTGTTCAAAAATACTCTTGCGTGTCATTTGGAGCATTTTCTCTCTTGCCTCAACCGGAATATCAATCGTCAAAGTCGAAAGTCCTCCGCTTGCTCCGTCCTCCGAATCAAGCTTAATAGTCTTGTACTTCTTGAGCTGTGTCAAAAACTCCGAAAGGCTCTCGCCCTCATATCCGCTGAGTACAAATATAATCTCCTGTATATCTTCAAGGTCGTTTATAAATCCGCTGTAAGTTTTATCGTATGTATCAATGAGTCCCTTTATCGGTGTAAGGTCATCACGATGAAAGCCGTTATTGAAAAACGGAATAAACGGTACACGTCCGAAATTATGACTGTACACGTTACATATAGTTCCGTTTGTTTCAACGTCGTACACGTTGAACATATTATACATTTCAAGCCGTTCAAGACCGTCGCCAATCTTCTTACGGAATACACTGCATTCCTTATCAGTCCAATACTCATAAACGTGGTAAGTGTCACCGTTATCGTCAAGCTCTTGATATGTTCTGAAACACGCCGTAAGTTCGTGTTCCAAAGTATCGCTCCATATCGGTATAACTTGCTTGCTGTCTATAACGTCGTACTTAAATCCGTCATTATCCCAGTAGTGAATCCAACCCAAACCCGCATTTGACGCATTTATCGCAAGTCTTGAACATATTTTCGTGTATCGACTGCCGAGTATATTGCTTATTTTCTCATTCGCCGATTTATTTCCGACATCAAATAACGGCGGTGACGTAAACATATATGCGGACTTTTGGTCTACAAGCAAGCCGTGAAAATTTGACGGTATTCTGTTATCGGCATTTCTCAAAGGCTTTTCGTCCTCACTATGCTTTATGTGCAAAATATCGTTGTCGTTTAAGTAATACCTTTCCGCCGTCTGCACTCTCGATATAAAATTCTCATGTCCGGGTATATATTTTTTTATCAGCTTTTTCACTGTTTCCAAATCCATTTTTATCACCTACTTTAAAATTGACAGTCCGCCCTTTTTCCTGTTCATCATTTCCGCAATACCCGTTGTTGCGTCGGGTGCGTCGTCGTGTTTGTTCCTGCCCTCACGCTGATATGTTGTCATCGCCTTATAGTATTCGGGAAAACGTATATGCCAGTCGCAAGGAAAATATATATGCTCCATTACCCAAGTGCTGTTGGATAATATTCGTGCCTCTTTGTTATTGCTTTGGTGAAACCATTTCACCGTTGTAAAATTACTGCCGTACTTTTCGGCAAGGATTTCACGCACACGTCTTGCGAACGAACGTCCGCCGTTATTGCTTTCAATCTTTGCAAGGTTGACGTTGTTCTCGTATAATCTGCGTGCCGTTTCACCCTCTGTAATCTCCATAGGCTCGTCGGTATAATACACGTCTATGACGTATACTTCTTTGCCGTATATGCCGTATATTATGTTGCAGAGATAGTCCGCACCTGTATCGGCGGTATCGCAATATGATTGTATTTGCGTAATCGGCGGTAAACTGTCGTATGTTTTAAGCGTTGTGTAGAGTTTGCCTTGCAAATCAATCGGCTCTTGCTGATAGTTCGCACTTGCTATATCCGCACCCATTGCCTTAATCTTTAAGTCGTAACTGCTCCGTGAAAGTATTTCGTCACAAAGCATATTGCCGTCATCACGAACGGCTTTCATCGTGATTACTCTGTGCGATATGTTGTTCTCGCTGAAATACTCAATCGCACGTCCCGCAAGGTCGCCCGAAGCCCACCGTGTCATTATAATGATTATCTTGCCTTTTTCTTCAAGTCGTGAAAGCATTGTGTTCGTAAACCATTCCCAATGCTTTTCTTTGACTGTTTCGTTGTATGCCTCCTCGGCATTTTTGATAAGGTCGTCGACTATAAGTAAACTCGCTCCGAAACCTGTCGCAGTACCGGACGGCGATGTGGCAAGATAGTTGTTGTAACCGCCCTCAAGGCTCCATAAGTTCATCGCTCCGTCGCCTTGCTTTATTTTCACATTCGGAAATATGTCACTGTAAATAATCTTTTCCGTATCGGCTTTTTCCTCTTGAATGGCGTTACGCACCGCTTTTGAAAAGGTGGTTGATAACGTTTCATTGTATGAGCCGGTCATTATTTTTTCGCTTTGATTTCTGCCGAGCACCCACTCAACAAACATTGATGCCGTACGGCTCTTGCCGTGTCGTGGCGGTAAGTTTATAATCAGTGCGTCTTCGTCACTTTCGTAAAACGATTGCATTTCATTGCATAATCGTACAAGAAATTCTCGCTCCGGCTTGTAGAATGACGGTGCTGTTAAGTGGCAAAAATAAAAGAACTCACGTCTTGCAAGTTCTTTCTTCGCCTCAAGCATTATTAAGTTTTTATCCATCACCTATCAACTTCCTTAATTCGTCGGTCGTGAGATTTGCCATAGGATTGTTTATGTCCATTGTGCCACTGTGCTGTATCTCTTGCTTTGGTGAAAATTCATCTTTGCATTTGCGTTCAAGATACCATAATGACAAATTAATATCACCCTTTTTTATCCCGTGTGCAACGTTTAATTTCGACTTCATTTTGATATTGTCTTTAAGTAGTTCTTTTCGCTCCGAAAACTCCTTGTGTTTCTTGCAGTAATCGTATAACGTGCTTACCGCTATATCCGCATAAATACAAGCCTCTCGGTCACTTAACCCCATTAAAAATCCCTCTTCGAGTTTTTGGACTGTCTCTTTCGTAATCTTTCTCGGTCTTGCCATGAATTTCACCTCCTGTTTTTGGGTATAGAAAAACACACCCGATTAGGTGTGTTTTAAATTTCTATTTATTTTTGAATATATTTTTTAGTATATTCTTTAATACAGAAATCTAAAAAATCTATTTTTTCACTATTCTTTAAATCCTGTAATTTAGCTTCTTTTATGGTTTTTAAAATACTCCCCATAGCTATATACGTTGTTACACAACCCGATACAATTGCTATACCCGGTAAAAAATTATCTATAATACCTTTAGTATTCTCTGTTACCAAATTAGAAATAAGTGTTAATAAAAATGTAGTAACAGAACCCACCATTCCTGATAGTATTGGATTATTATGTGTTTCTCTATTTGTTTTATCAATCTCAATTTGTTTCTTTTCAATTTTCAAATTGTGTATAACCATATCTATATTAGTTGTATCTTCGCATATGTAATCCCTTGCTTTATTTATTAGCATTTCATAATCACCATTTTGTGTATAATCTTTAAAATAGCTATCTAACGTTTCCGGTATTTTTTGATTTTTCAAAAAAATATTTTCTTCTTCTTTTTTTGACATATATCATCACCTCGTATGATATATACCCATAATATTACAACTTTAAACATTTTTTTGATAATTTTTTTAATATCTCCATTCCCACCAATTACACGAGATATTCACCCATCATCTCTCGATGATACACCGCTTATGTTACTTATTTCATGATATACTATATCACAGGTGCAATAGGACATTCTATGACATCTTTTATTAAATTCAATGCTTTTCCATGTAATCTGCACACTTGTTTATAACTGTAATTCATTTTACAAGCAATCATTTCCCACGTTTGAAAATTGAGATAACGCAAAATTAATATAGTCCGAAGTGTTGCGTCGTCGAGTTTATTCACGTTTTCCAAAATCTCTTTTTTAATCTCATACAGTCTGTCAATGCGTTTATCTATCAATTCGGAATACGCGGCATAGCTTATGAACTTATTCTCCGAAGTATTCACGTTTGACGTCTGCACCTTTTCACTGCCCGACTGAGCCACAGTGCTTGTTGCGTTTGTCAAAGCACGCTCCTGCTCCAAAATCAGTGCGTTAATCTCCTCGTCCGTCTTTCTCGCTCTCGAAAGCCATTCTTTACATTCTTTAATCGTCAAATCAATTCCCCCTTATACACCGTATTTTTCTTTCAAACTTTCAAGCAATTCGTCTTGTACCTCGCGTTTACCCTGCAAACTGTCAAGCACACGTTTATCGACTGTTCCGTCGGTCACAAGGTGATGGATTATCACAGAATTTTTCTGTCCCTGTCTATACAATCTTGCATTTGCCTGCTGATACAGTTCCAAGCTCCACGTCAGACCGAACCAAACTATTATATTACCGCCTGTTTGAAGATTGAGTCCATGTCCCGCACCTGCGGGGTGAGCCAGTAAAAGCGGTATTTTTCCGTCATTCCAATCCCTTATATCATCAGCACTTTCAAGCTTTTTTGCACCCTTGAACTTTCTAAGTATTCTCTCGCAGTCGTGGCGATAGCTGTAAAAGCACAAAATCGGCTGACCTTGTGAGGTATCGACTATTTCCGCCAACGCCTCAAGTTTTTTATCGCTCGTCACCTTATAACTTCCGTCGTCCAAATACATTGCACCGTTTGAAAACTGCAAAAGTTTATTTGTAAGTGCGGCGGCAGTGGCGGCGGTAACTTGTCCGTTTATGAACTCCAAATACTGTTCTTTTTCAAATTCTTCGTACAGTTTCAGTTCCTTATCCGACAGCTTTATATGCTGAACGGTATCAATCCTTTCAGGCATTTCAAGCCAATCTTCTGCCGACATACTGACGCATATATCCGAAATTTTATCATATATCGCCTTTTCGGATTCCTCTTTCGGCTTGTAACTGAAAATCGTGGTCTGATTACGTTTATCGGGAAGAAAATATCTCTCCCTGTAACCGCTTACCGTTCTGCCGAGTCTTTCGCCGCTGTCAAGCAAATATATCTGACTCCACAAATCTATCAGTCCGTTCGGTGCAGGTGTGCCTGTAAGTCCGACTACTCGTTTAGACAGTGTTATGTATTTTTTCAATGCCTTAAATCTCTGCGACTTTGAACTCTTAAAGCTCGACAGCTCATCAATAACCACCATATCAAAGTCCCACGCATTGCCTATGCTCGACAATTCGTTTGTGAGCCACGCAACATTTTCACGATTTATAATATAAATATCTGCGTCCTTTAAAAGTGCGTTACGTCTTTGGCTCGGAGTGCCGAGAATTTTCGATATTCTCAAATGCCTTAAGTGGTCCCACTTTTCACACTCTCTGCTCCAAGTATCTTCCGCCACTCTAAGCGGTGCTATTACAAGCACTTTTTCGATTTCGTAACAGTTATAAATCAATTCGTCAATCGCCGTAAGCGTTACAACCGTTTTACCAAGTCCCATATCAAGGAACAATCCGACGCGCGGTGTAGAGATAATTTTATTCAACGCAATCTGCTGATACCTATGCGGTCTAAAATTCAAAATTCTCACCCCTTAACAATTTATCAACTTTATCCTTTGTATCAATCACATAAACGTGAAACCCGAGTTTTTCAAAAAGTCTGTGTACGGCGGTTTGTAATTTTCTCGGCTTTCCGTTCGGGCGTTTAAGTTCTGCGAAGTATATCGTACCTTTTGGAATCATAACAATCCTATCCGGTACGCCTGCCATACTCGGCGACACGAATTTCAGTGCCAAACCTCCCATTTGCTTAACTTGCCTTACTAAATATTTTTCAATGTCCTTTTCTATCATTTTTCACCTGTTCTTTCTGCGGTAACTTTAAAACCGTTTTTCATACACTTATACGCGTATATGTGCGTTATGCGTGTATGTTTCTCTTTGTAGTACATATATGTATATAATATATAGAATTAAAGTTACCAAAGTTACCTATGCTCTAAACCCTTGCTATCACTGCGTTTTTGGGGTAACTTTTAAAAGTTACTTAGGTTTACCAAAGTTACCTTGAAAGTTACCTTTTCAAATAAAGGTTACCTCTAAAAGTTACCCCATATTCTAAGCTCTTTTAAATCCTTTTTGCACTCCGTAATCCTTGTTAAATTTAATAACCTTGTCATATTTTTCCCAATCGTCAAACGATGAAATGATACTGTTAATCTCTATCGAATCCCTACGTTGAATTTGCCTAAAATCACCGTTAAAGAGTTCGCACCATATTTCAAGCGCACACACTCTGTCACGTTCGACAAGTTCGTCTTCGGGTACGCTTATAATCTCCGACCAAAAATCTCTGCGTTTTGCCAAGTCCCAACAGTTCCAATCACGCGGAACACGTTTATCAAGGAAATCACGAATAAGTCCCTCTTTAACCGACACTTCCCTATGATCTGACTGCACTTGTTTCGCAAGCTGTTCCGTTTCCTTTGACAAATAAAGCGGTTCATTCTGCGTATAACGCACTTTTGCCTCCGCCCAAATTTGATTTATTTCCTCATCGGTCAAATCGGTAAACACGCTCTTTTTTATCGGCACAATCTCCGTATCAACAGGCCAAAATCTTCTGTTGCCGGTACGGTCACGAAGATAATCGCTGTTATTGCTCGTACCGAAAAATACACATCTTCGCGGGTGTTCCTGTACTATTCTGCCGTATGCCGCGCGGTATCTGTCCGACGTCTGCGACAGTATCTGTTTAACACTGCCGACTTCCGATTTATTCAGTGCCTCAAGTTCGCTTATCTCTACAATCCATTTACCCTGTATAACCTCGCACAATTCCTTACCCTCGAACGTCTTTATGCCGTCCGTAAACCACCTGTCAAAGCCGACTTTGCGAAGTATCGTACTCTTGCCTATGCCCTGCCTGCCCGACAGAATAAGCATATTATCGAATTTACTTCCCGGCTCATACGCTCTTGCGACCGCTCCGACGAACATTTTACGCGTCACTTCTCTTGTATATTCGTTATCCGCCGCACCGAGATAATCGACAAACAATGTGTCAAGTCGTTCCGTATTATCCCACGCAAGACCGTCCAAATACTCAACAATCGGATCATACGCAACACGTCTGTAAAACACCGACAACGCACGGAAAACCTTATCATTACCCATTTTAATGCCGTACACATATTCAAGATACCACTGCAATCCGTCCGTATCGGAATCCTGCCAAACACGATTTTCCGGTGCGTCCTTGTCCCAAGGCATAATGCCGTCAATCTCCGCATATCCCGTAAAATCGTTCATTTTGATTTTACCTTTTAAATGCGAATCATTCTCAATTATAAGAATAATATTATTAAGAGTTTTTTCGTAAGCGCCTGTATTTTCATTCTTCTCCAACTTTAATGCCCACTGCATATCGTCCGTTTCTTCGTTTTCGATACCGCCGAAATCTTCTGCCGCTTTCTTTTGACGTTCCTTAAACATAAGCATTGAAACGTCACTGTCACCGTCTATGAGCTTGCACATTGCCGAATATGACGGCAGTTTTGATACTGGTGTACCGTCCTTTGCGTCTGCGTCCATATCACCGAATTTATGAATACGAACAAGGTCAAAACTGTTGCACAGCTTACCGCTTGCAGGGTCTGTTGCGTGGTTTGAATACGCAAATTTTCCGTTCTCATACACAACAAGTCCGCTTGAACTTGAGCCGTCCTTGTATGTGTATCTGTCGCCTACGGCACACTTTTCGTAAACGTCCGAAAGGTATTTTTCTATGCACGAATGTATATCGTACGTTCTGCAAAACGCACCGATAACACCTTTTTTAAGCGTTGGGTCCTCTTGTTTTTTTACCTGTCTGTCCAACGCCTTTGTTGTTCTTGACGAAACGTACCAACTCGATACGTCGTGCCAATCTTCATATTTTGCAAGCACCTTGTCAACGTCAAGCGGTTTATTTTCCTCGTGTTCAAACACATACTCGCCGTCAATGCTCGTACTCGGCCAATACATTAAACGGTGCGGCTGATACGTTGTGTCGTCAAACATATCAATACCAATATCATACGCCACCATTCTCGCAACAGCTTCGTATTCATCCGGCGTACAAGGTCTTGACAGAAGTATCACCAAACGAAATCTCGGTTTCTCGGCTGTGTGCTTGTGCGTTGAGTAAATGCAGTATGTAAAGTCGTAAAACATTGAAATATTATCGCAAAAATCACTGTCGGCAAAGTCTGCGTCAAGCGTAAGCAAAATTCTGTTTTCGATACTTCCCGACTGTCGCTTGCCGTTTTTCACCTTACCGCCCACAAAACCGCCGACGTCCTTTATATCATCCTGTTGTGACTTCGGCATATTTGCAAATTCACCTTGCGTTTCGCTCGTCCTTGTTGTCGTTTTCAGCCTTTCGACAAAATCTCCCCACGACATTTTTGTATTTTTCCATAGTTTTGATTTTCTGCTTTGTCCCGTAGCAATTACTAAATCCAATTTATAACACCCCCTAATCTTTCATATAAAAATTACATTCGTATCCGTCCGCATTAAGCGGAAGTCCTTTCGCCCATTCAATCGGCTCACACATTATCGCCGCCAACTCCTCTGCACTCGACACGCCTTTCGGAACGTCGACTATAACCTCATCGTGAACGTGGAAATTAATCTTAAAACCTCTGTCCTCAAGCCGAATTATGCTTTCAGCCAAGCAATCCCTCGCAAACGCCTGTACTATGTTTTCAACAAGCTTACCGCCCCATGTTTCAAGTCTGCTCCAAGTTTTTGTTGTCTGATTCATACCCATATATGTAACGGCTTTTTTTCCAAATCTGTTTACTTCGATTTTCGGCTTAACGTACGCAATTTTTCTACCCGACGGCAGACCGATAAAAAGAATATTCGACTGTTTGTAAAAAGAAATATCGTGTCTAATCTTGCTCGGATAACCCTCAACCGCCTTAATCGCCGCATTCTCGACCGTTCGCCAAAATGCCGTTATGGCAGGATTTGAATTCCGCCACTTATCCACGATACCTTGAAGTTCTTCTTCGTCAATACCCATTTTCAAAGCACCCATACTCACCATGGCTCCGACACTTCCGCCGTAACCGAGTGCAAGTTCGGCAATCTTGCCTTTTTGACGTAGCGGATCGCCTTTGTGAATACTTTCAATCGGAACGTGGAACATCTGACTTGCCGATGCCTCGTATATTTTTCCGTGAGTTTTAAATACTTCAAGTCGCCACTGCTCGCCTGCAAGATATGCAATAACTCTTGCCTCAATCGCCGAAAAGTCCGCTACTATAAATCGCCTGTCCTCACTCGGTACAAGTGCTGTTCGTATAAGCTCCGACAGCGTTTGCGGAACATTTCCGTAAAGCATTTCAAACAGTTCAAAATCGCCGTTTTCCACACATTCTCTTGCGTAATCAATATCTTTCAAATGGTTTTGCGGTAGGTTCTGCACCTGTACAATTCTTCCTGCCCAACGTCCTGTACGGTTTGCGCCGTAAAACTGCAAGAGTCCTCTTATTCGTCCGTCATCGCAGACGCTCCGCTCCATTGCCTCGTACTTTGTTACGGACGTTTTCGCCATCATTGAACGCAGATATATCACTCTTTTCGCCTTTAGTGATATGCTTTCATCAGCTATAAGCTCCTTTAATTTTTCCTTGTTCAAGCTGTCGATTTTCTGCCCTGTTTCTTCTTCAAGCCACGCCTTTAGTTGCATAACCGATTTTGGATTTTCAAGCCCCGTTATTTTCTGTGCCTCGTCATAGCACCTGTCACTGTATTCCGTATTGAATTTGATTGCGTTTTCAACAAAGTTTCGGTCAACTCTTACACCTCTGTCGTTAATTCGTTGGTCATACGTCCACAGTTTTTGTTCACTGTCGCATATCGGAAATTGAGCGAGTTTCTTTTTTATCGCACGTTCCACTTCAACGTCCTGTATGCAGTATTCTTTGAATACTTCCCACTTGTCGGGTGCGTGCATCGGTAAATTTCTTGTACGTCCGCCGTTCGTCTATGTCGGCTAACATGGTTTTGAGAAATAGACAATCAAGGCTTTTCCGCGTTTGTCCTTTTGCTCCTCCAAGCCGAGTGCAACCGCCACCGCCGAAAGTGAAAGCGGAAGTCCGAGTTCAGACGCTTGTACCGCACTGCACCGCCACTGATTTACGGGCAAATTAATATTAAAATACTTACCGATACACGTTCTTTCAAAGTTCGCATTATACGCCGTTTTCAATACATCCCCGTCCGTCAATGCGTCCATTACTTCTGTCGGCAACGCCTCACCTTGTGCAAGGTCAATTATTTTTACTTCTTCATCATCAAACGCATACGCAAATAACAAGATTTTAAAATCGGGGGCATTCGCATAAGCATATACCCCCGATTTAGTTAAATCAACACTTCCGTATGTTTCAATGTCGATACTGAGTGATTTCATTTTGCCACCTTTTAATTAAGAAAATCGTCGTCATCGTCATATAGTCCCGCAAAGTCGTCCTCCGCAGTGTTTCGTCCGCCTAAAGGCTCTCCGTCCCTCGTTTTCATCAAATTATTAAGACCGCACGCAATACCTTTATTGCCGTTGGAGTTAAAGGCGTAAAACGAAATTGACGCATGACCGTAACAACCGCTGTAAAATTCCGTCTTGTCGATTATCGGCTGACGTGACTTGTCCACAATACCCGGTGCGGTTTTGCAGTTTGCGTTGACAAAATAGCTGTTTGCATAGTTTTCGTCGTCCTCTCTGTCAGTATCACCGTCACGCAACGGCAACTTTAAATTTGCGGGAATTTTACCGCCGAACTTCGCAATGCCCTCTTGCTTTGCCGCCTCGATTGCGTTGTTTATTGCCTTGATTGTCTTTGTGTCGCTTTTCGGAATGATGATACTTACCGAATACTTTTCGTCACCGCCGTTGATTGATGACGGCTCCCAAACGTGTGCATAACTGAATCTTACTTCTCCTGTGATTACCTGTGTCTTTCTTTTTTCCATTGTTATTTCTCCTTTACTTTATATCTTTAAAATCTTCTGCCGCTTTCTCTGCCGAATTCCATTCGGGACGTTTGTCCTCCGAACGTACAAGCGTCGGCTTTCCCTGCGGTTTTATTACATATTCTCCGAGCAGTTCGTTAAATCTTGCTCTGCCTAAAAGTGCTCCCATTTGGGTGATGTTAAGTATTTCTTTCTTATATATGTTCTTTTCGTCATAACCGGCTTTAATTAATACATCGGCGATTTTGCTGTCGTCCTCCGCATATTTGCGGTTACTTCTTCCCTCAACCACTTTAAATCCCGGATACTTAACGCCGTTATTAAGTGCCTGTTCCAAAGCATAGTCCTTTACGAGTTTCGACCGCTTCGCAAGTTTTTCCGCTTGGTCTATTACCTCCGCAATTTCATCTTCGGTAAGTTCCAAAGGCGGTTTAAAAACCATTGCCGCAAGCCTGTTTTTCTCCTCCGCATACGCACGGCATACGGCTCTTGCTTTGCAAAATCCGTCATCACAATGTCGCCCTGCTATACAGTCACCGTCACCGCTGTTCGCAAGTACGGCTTTAGGCTTTAAATCTTCGCCCCACTTAATGAGTTCGTCGCGTGTAAGCGTTTCCGTATCAATGTTATCAAGTCGCGGTTGGAATATCGTTAAATTGACCTTATGTATGTCGTATAGGTAGTCGTATTCGCTCAATGCTCCTAAGCCATATATCCTAAGCTGACTGTTCTTGTCTGCCGATACCTTTACGCCCTGTCCGTATTTAAGGTCTATTATTTCGATTATTCCGCCGCCGATAATAACGGTGTCGCCTGTACCGAATCCGTCGGGTACCCATTCCGAAAAATCTAAACGGCGTTCAAGATGAATCTGTGCGTCCTCGCATTGACTTTTCACTGCATTGTACCGCTCTAATACAAAATCACGATAACTGTCCGTGTATTCTTCCATATCTTCGGTTATATCAAGCGAACGTATCATTTTATGATACTGCACGCGTGTTATGTGGTTTAAAGCTAATTTCAGCTTTGCCTCACCCAATGAATGTGCGGTAGTTCCCTCTTTTGCATATTCACTGCTTTCGTCGGGGAATTTGCTTTCCATTGCGATTGACGCAGGGCAGTTTATCCACTTCTTTGACCCCGACGCTGAAAGTTTTGCGTGTTCTTCCGGCATTACTTCACATCTCCTATTCTCGTCATCGCCTCTGTGTATCGCTCAGGCGGTATTTCCGTTACTTTGTCGTAACCCATTTCTTGAAGCAGTCCCTTGGCCTTATCTCTGCCCTGCGACTTCGCATATTCACCGAATGCCTTGCGTACTTCCTCTATTGTGTATTCCACTTCGGCGGTATTATCCTCTGTCGGCGTATCGTCTGACGTCTGTTCCTCTCTTACAACGTTCGCCGATTTCTCAACTTCCGCCTTTGTCATCTCCACAGGTCCCGTCTTTTTGTTGAGTACCGAACATAATCCGTACATTCGGTCGAATACTTCCTTGTTACCCTCAAAATCTTTCTGTTCAAGCCTAATTACAATTTGCATTGATTTTTATTCCTTTCCTATATTATTCAATTTCCCATTTATCTTCACAAAACTTAATCATCTTTGAAACGATGTGTCTTACCGACAAACCTGTTGCAGAAGCGACTTCCGATATTATGTCCGCCGCCTCTTGGTCTATTTTTACTACACTTCCGCAATTTCTCGGCTTTGGTTGTACGTTAAATACTAAAGTTTCCATTTTTTATTCCTCCTAATAAAACTCTTGTTTTTTACTTGCTTTTGTGATAAAATTAAGTTACAGATATTTTAATCTGTGTTTTTGTTATTTGACCGTTGTTGAGTTGCCGCTCTGACGGTCATTTTTATAGCGACTAAGTATCATCGCATTTACGAAAACACCTACCAAATGCTTTTCATTCGGTGTTAAATCGCTATACAATTTCAGTATTTTCGCCGTTTTCTCATCTGCCACACTTCTCACCTCCTAATTCTGATATTTTATAGGCTGTCTGTATGCCGAAACTATTTCCCAAGATAATCCGTAACTGTACGGGAACTGCAATACCTCTTTGAATAGGTCATACCACGCTTTTTCCTTTTCGTATGCGTCGGCTTCTTCTTCCGTAAGTCCGTCGCGTTCATCATCGCATACTGCG